GAGGGTAACCAAAAATTCTGATGTGCGCTTGCTCAAGGTTGTGGAGGATGGGGGGAAATTGGTTGTAAAAATAGACCTATTTTCTGGCCTACAGTTTTCCGTTGAAGAGCTTGGCGGCATCTGGCTTGGCCCAGTCCTGCCGTACGATGCGTTGGAGAAGTTGGCGGATGCGGTTCGAAAAGAACATTGGCGAGAGTGCGATAAATGCGAACCATCAAACCACCTTGCGTGTAGGGTGTGCCTAAAGGCACGCTTCGTAATGTTTATCCGTAACTGGAGGCCAAAATTATGAAAATAGAATTAGCATTAAGTATAATAATCATACCGTTTATGTTAGGCGTAGTGTTGGGGGGGTTCATCTACCATGCCAGGAAATGCCATTGGTTCAGGTTAAAATCATAACCGTCAAGAGGCAAAGTGAATATACAGGTCGTTGCTCGGAAATCTTCCCTAATACCACGGTGGAACGAATTGATAATCAGGAACGTATTATCTTACAGAACGATTGTTGGGGAAATGCCGGCGATGTGTTTGCTATTAAAGAAAAAAACTTACATTGGTGATTGAGTATATTGCGCAAAAGGAGGCCGAAATGAAATGGACAAAGACACCGCCAAATGAGCCGGGGGATTATTATTGGAGAAAAGATGCAAACAGTAAATGGAGAACTCGTAGTGTTTATGATCCCCAGTTTAAAAGTGGTGGATTATATACGGATGCCTTCCCAATCACATTTTTTCACGGCGAGTGGGGCGGAAAAGTTCCCGCGCCCGATACCGAGGCCACAATAAGGAGGACAGATGAACGATAATATTAACTGGCTGATTACCGTCCTTTGCGGTGATATAACCCTGCATTGTGCGTTACAGGTCAAGCGTTCTGCGCTTTCCGGCGATTGCGCGGAACATCCGATGGAACCGGAAAACCGGAAGATAATTCACGCACTTCTGCCGTTGCATGTTCAGTCCTGCGGGCCGATCGTCGCGGTGGATAGATTGTTTGATATTCATATTGTCAAACCGTGTACCAAAGGAGGTGAGGAATGCCAATAAGAATCACAGTTGAGTTAATCCCGCATGGAGATGAAAATCAAAAACAAAAACTCGCAATTATTGACGTGGAAAATGACGGCACAGGCACGCATGAGAAGGGAAATTACATTGTCCGCGCAGAGGGGCAATGCTATGTCGGAGGAGAAAACGTCGGTTGGGACGGATACGCGGGTTTTCCGAAACGAATAACAGTTCGGCGTGGACGAGGGTCATATTTTGAACTCGCAAAAGAGGCGATGCGGGTTTTGTGAATAAAGGAGGGACGGGATGAAAATATATAATCATATCCTTCGCCGTGCGGTATTCAATCCGCGCAACTCGTCGTGTGATTCAGCCCGAATAGCAGACCTGTCCGAATATTGGTGGTGGACTGATAACAGCGAGCCGACAGGCATTTACATCCATGCCTGCCGGTGGTCGGATCAGACATATCACAGGGTGCGACCGCGCCCGATTCAGAGTTACATTTGCCGGCGGTTGGAGATGAAGAACCGCCTGTTCTGGCTGTATGATAAGGAAATGACAAACGAAATTGAAACGATTGACGCTACGGCAGAAAAACTACCCAAAACGGAAGAGTGGTTTTATGCCACTTTCAATGCGCCGATTGCAGAATCATCCGCGTAACCCTGCCGATGGGGGAATGATAAAACAAGGAGGAAATGATGATTGATTTAACCAATGGGTTGAGCGAAGCCAAGATGATTCAACCATTCAATGATCGCAAATTGATCGCCGCTATTCTGATAAAACACGGCGGAAGCCTGACGCTCCAGAAGGACGACCTTATACGGGTGCCGCCGAATTATTCCATTGAACAAACCGAAAATAAGATAACCGGAGCGATTTGCCTGAATATCAGGTATCGGACGTAAGAAAGGAAACATGAAATCAGATTATAAAGCCATTCCTAAATTACGAGACGGGGAACAGATCGGCGTTACATTTGAGCGACGTATGACTTGGTGGGAGCGCCTTGTTCTGTTTTTCCAAGTTTTGCCACGATTGGACAGGTGGTTTATTTTGGATGATGAAGATTTGATTATCCTCAAGGCGAAGGTTAAGAAAGCTAAAACGCTTAAATGGTTTCCGGATACGCCCGGATGGAATCATCCGAAGCGGATGGCCAGAGAGGTTAAACAGATACAGGCCATGTTTTCTAAACGCGGGATGCGGAATGCCCGCCGCCGGTTGATACGGATGGAAGGGAAACTGACAAAAGAAGAACGGATCCATGATGATGAAATTTGAAATGATTGGCGGAACAAAAGACGGGGCAGAGATTGAAACCGAGAATGAGGTTTATGATTTTCATATTCCTATCCCGGTATGTTTGGCACGTCTGGAAGAGGTTGTGGTTATGCCGAAGTTGAAGGTTTATAGATACCGCCGCATTTCAGAAACCAGAATGCGTTATGAAGGAATCGTATTACGATGAACGGAATTGAAGGACATGCGAGGATACCGCCGCCTGGGTGGGAAGATATACGGGCGGAGGCGGCCATATCGGGGATTACGGCGGAACAGGCGGCGGATAAGTTAATCCGGATGAGGGCGAAGGAGATGGAGGCGGAGTTGGCGGATCCGCTCCACAACGGCTATGAGCCGCCGATCTGGCACGTCTGCGACGCGCTCCTGGGGTTTACATTCTGCTACGATAAGGTGTTTTTAAGGAAATTGAGACAGAGGTATGCGCAGTGGGCCGGACCGGCTTCCGGCGTCGCCCAAGGGGCTATGCCGGACAAGTCGCCCGGAAGCTCCGGCGCGGCCGATCAGAGAACTGATCGGGAATTGTGGGATGAGTTTTGCGCGCGGATGCTGAAATGCCTGGGCTATGAGCGGCCGGTGAAGGCGTTGCTGATCCTGGGCGGACACCGATCGTCAAAGTCTGAATACCCGGCGAAGCGGAGTATGATGATGGTGGCGGAAAAGGAACATGCGCGGATATGCTCCTTCCACATGAGTGATCCGCGAAGCGTTACGGATCAACAGCCGCTATTTTGGAAATATATGCCGTTGGAGTGGCAGATTCAGATTGCGAGCTTGACGGCCTATATCAAATACAAAAAGAAAACCGGATTTTCAGAGAACAGTTTCATCACGCCAAACGGGGCCATGGTTTATTTCCTGAATTATCAGCAGAACAAGGACGTGGCGTTTGAAGGGAAGGAAATGGATTTGGCGTGTCCGGACGAATTGATCCCGGTGGACTGGATTGAAGACATAATATTGCGATTAGCGACGCGGGCGGGGAAAATGATCACGACCTTTACGCCCAAAAACGGTTATACGCCGAGCGTCAAGATGTTCTGCGACAGCGCAAGGGTGGTGAGAACGATTACGGCGTATTTGTGTCCGCGGGACAACAAGGAAACGGACGAAGCGCGGGCGCTGAATTTGACACCGGAACAATATACAGAATTATGGCAAGCGGTGGACAAGAAGCGGGCGGCGATGGCGCCGCAATGCGAACCGGAAGATGTTATTGCATGGCTGGAAGAAGAAGGCACAAAGGCACAGAGGCACAAAGGCACAGAGGAGGAAGGCAGAGAGGAGGAAGGCACAAAGGCACAGAGGCACAAAGGCACAGAGGAGGAAGGCAGAGAGGAGGAAGGCACAAAGGCACAGAGGCACAAAGGCACAGAGGAAGAAGGCAGAGAGGAAGAAGGCATAAAGGCACAGAGGAAGAAGGCACAAAGCGAAGACGACATAAGAGGAAGAGTATTTGACCAGGTGCCGAGAATTATGAGGTGCGTGGATCCGCGTAAAGCGGTGGTGTTTTTTAATCCTTCCGATAATCCCTACGGCAATCCGAAGGAAGTTGTTGCGGACTTGCGGAAGAAAGCAAGATGGTATGTCCGCGAACGGTTTTACGGTATGGCGGAAAAATCGTTGAGCGTAATGATCCCGAAGTTTAACCGGAAAATTCACATAATACCGGCCAGCCGGATCCCGACGGGCGGGACGAATTATTTTTTCTACGATCCGGCGTCGGATCGCAACAGTTTTATGAGCTGGTTTAAGCGGAAAGGCCGGGACGTGTATCTCTATCGGGAATGGCCGGGGAAGTATCACATTCCGGGGGTGGGGATTCCGGGACCGTGGGCGATCCCCAGCGGACGGAAGGACGGGTTAAACGATGGTGATCCGGGTGAAGGGCAGCGGCCGGCATTTGGATTCGGCAATGCACGATACAAGTTTGAGATGGCCCGGCTGGAGCGCTGGGCAGATTGGAAAAATTGGAAATCTAAAATTTCAGATTTCAGAAAGGATGAATATCCGACCAGCGACGAGCTGGAGGAGTGGGACGAACGGAACGGGGCGGAGGAACAGATAACGGCGAGGTTCATTGACAGCCGGGCGGCGAGCGCGCCGCGGGTGGAGAACGACATGCCAAAAACATTGTTGACATGTTTTGACGATTTGAACGTCTTTTTCTTCCTGACGCCAGGCAAGGATATTGATACGGGCGTCGGGGAGATCAATTCAGCTTTGGATTATGAGTTGGAAGAAGAAGGCACAGAGGCACAAAGGCACAAAGGCAGAGAAGAAGAAGGCACAGAGGCACAAAGGCACAAAGGCACAGAGGAAGATTTAAGATTTATCAATCCGCCGCATTTTTTCATAAGTGAGGAATGCGAGAATTCAATTTACGCGATAGAGAACTGGATGAATTCCACGGATGGCCAGAACGGGGCATGTAAAGATCCGATAGACCTGATGAGATATTTTTTCATGGCGGAGTGCGAGGATGTGGGGCCGAACGATTATCAGGGCCGCGGGGGAGTGTCATACGGCCGGGAGTATTCGGGGAGCCGCGGAACGGGGCGGGTTCATTACGGGCCGCGGCGTTTAAGGGTTTAATTTCAGATTTGAGGGAATTTCAAATTTTCCGCCGGAGGCGGACCAGCCTATGGCTGGCAAATGGAGGAAAAATATGGAAGAACCGATGACGACATTTATCCGCCGGAAAGCGATTTTTGAGTGGCTTGGGATCACGCGGGATGACCTTGAAAAATGTGTGTCGGCGGGGTTGATTCATCCGGTTACATTGCCAGGGGCGACATATAAAAAATATCTAACAAAAGAGGTCAAGAGAGTATTCACGCCAGGCTACGCCGAAGGGCTACGCCCAGGCAAGCCCCGGCGTCGCTCAAAGCTATGCCGGGCAAGAAGGAGAAAACAATGAAGAAAATAAGGGAATGGCTACGAGCAATCAGAAATAGGCAAGCAGACGAGAAAGATAATTATAAAGCGTTGATGGATGAATATGACGTTCTGTGGAACAAATATAGAGATTTAGTCTACGCGCCAAAATCCAAAATCACGCTAGTCCATATCCAGAAGCCGCCGGTGATTGACGCGGCAAAATTACTGGAGATTTTTGCGGTGGATCCGGAAACACCGTGGCTTCAGGCGGTCTTGTCGGTTTTAGCCGGCCGGGAAGAAGTCAAGAAGGAAGAGGCGGCGATTTGCGAGTTGACAGATTCGCAACGATCCTTTCATGCCGGCGGCATCCGGGAAATGGCCGACGCGCAGGAGCAGATTCTTGACCTGGTGAAGAAGGGGAATGAGGTGAAGAAAGGCAGGAAAAAAGAATGACATTGAATTATTTCCAGTAAGCATAGTATAGCAAAAAGAAGATAAAAGGCCGGAATTCAGCGATGGATTCCGGCCTTTTTGTTGTTTTTAGGGGGCTAATGAGACCGAAATTGGCGGAATTGGCGGATTTGGGGAACAGCCTATTGCGAACAAGAAAAAGAAATGGGATTTTAAGATCGCAAAGGGCGAATACTGCCGCGCCTGAAAATAATTGGCAGGGAACCTTAATGATGAGGATCCGGCGTCGCCAAGAGGCTATGCCGGGACAAGGAGAACATCATGGCGAAAGCAAAAGACACGACAGCGAGTGCGGTGGAGGCGACCGATGATGGCACCGAAACCGGAAACGTCCAAACTGGACAAGCTGGGATGACAGTTGAAGAACGGCTTGCGGCGGGACAGAAACCGCCGGAAAGCGGCGATCCCGCAGAAGGCGGGATAAACGGTGAAGGCCAAAGTGAAGGCACCGGCGAAGGCGAAGGCGAATCCCGCGAAACGCGGGACGAGGGCGCTGGAACGTCTGAGGAAGACAAGGCCCAGGACGGAAACGACGAAGGCACCGAGACACCGGAAGAAGGTAAGGAGCCGGAGGAAGATGGAGACCAGGACCTGGCCGAAGGCAAGATTCAGGATGGAGAGATAAAAGGTCTTTCGCCTGAAATCCAAGCCAAGGTCAACGCACGGATCCATAAGGTCAACATCAAGCGGAAAAACGCAGAGGCGAAGACCGAGCAGACGGAATCGCAACTCAAGGTCCTGAGCGGAAAAATTCAGGATGCAAATATCCAGGCGGCGATGCGGCTGGGATTTGATCCCAATTACATTACCGCGGATGAGGCGAAGACGCTGAATCGGTTTGAGAATCTGCGAGCGTGGAGAAAATTCCTGAGGGTACACCGCGCCGGATATGAAGGGTCCGGGACGAAAGAGGATCCAAGCATGACGGCGGAGGAAGTGGCGGAGCGGGAAGCGGCGATAGAGGATGAATTGATGGACATTGGCGGGACGGCCCGCGCTTTGGCTATGGAGCGCCTGGCGTTGAAAGACGCTGACGCGGCTGTAGGGCGCAAGTTGAGGCTGGCTAAAACCAATGGCGGCAAGACATCCCCCGACGCCAAGGCTACGGGGGACAAGCCCCGAAAGGTGAATCCCAAACCGCCGACATTGCCTTCAGGTGGAGCTACACGCCGGCCGCCAGTAAGCGCCGCGGGAGCCAGAAAGTCGGGCTTTGACAAAAAGGAATTCACGGAAGGCGGGGCCGATAAGACGGCCTTAGAGAAACAATACGAAAATATATTCACGGGCTGAATTCGGACAGTGGATTGTCCGGACCGGCCATAAATTGAAAGGGATGTGTTATGGCAGGAATTTATGAAAAAGATCAAGTTTTGAAGGTTGCGGAAGTCGGGGACACGATTTTTATCGCGCAGAGCGATAAGGTGCCGTTTTCGCGCCTCCTGAAACGCGGTCCTAAACCGGACAATATGCTGAGTTCATGGCCGGTGCAAGTCTATCCGGACCGGGCGTTTGAGGGAACCCTGGACGGATCCGACATTGCGACGTTTGACCACACGAACCGGGAAATGATTGAAGCGTACAACATGTGGATGCGGACCGCCGGTTGGATGGTCAGCCGTCTGGCGAATTTGACGAAAACCTGGGGAGTGAAAGGCAAGGAAGAAGCCAGGCAGGCTTCGGACGATGGCCTTATCCTGGGGCAAATGATAGAGAAGCAACTGCTTTCGGAGGACGAAATGGCGGTGGAATCCGGAGGGCAACCTTATCGCTCGCGCGGCGCGTTCAAATGGTTGAGCGCAAGCGAGCAAGCGGTGAAGCCTGTGCCCGAGAACTACCGGCCGGCTTCTGGTTGTGTTTACGAAAGCACGTTGGCGCTATTCACCCCGGAGGAGATGGAAGACATGGTGGAAGCGGCCGCAACGCAGAAGAAGGATGCGGTGGACTGGACCGGCTTTACCGGGATCAAGCTCAAATCGCACATGAGCGGCTGGGCCCAGCGGCATGTTGAGGACGTGAACACGGCGCAAGCACTGACGCGCTATAACCTGGACGCCGAAGACAGGAAGTTGCTCCGAGTGGTGGACTTCTTTGAATTTGACGCGGGAACCGTCAAGGTATTCCCCAGCTGGTATCTGCTTCACACGGCGGCTACCGGCGCGGCAACCGCCGCGAGCGTCCTGAGCGGCCTGTTCCTTGATCTGGCCATGTGGGAACTGTGCTTCATGGATCCGCCGACGGCCTGGCGCGAACCGGCGAAATCGGGCGGCCCCCGCGGCTATCACGATGCGGTTTACGGGTTGCGGTGCAAGAACCCGACCGGCCAAGGGTACGCGAAAATAGAGTCATAACGTAACGGAGTAAATGGGTATCGGCGTTCAGGTGAAAAGCCTGGACGCCGATACCGAACTGCAGAAAGAAATTTGAGATTTTCCGCCAGAGGCGGGTCCGCCGAGGAGGACAAGATTTCAGATTTCAAAACAATAAAACAAGAAAGGCAAGCAGATGAAGAAAAATAAATATGGATTGATGAGGTTGATAGTGGGTGCGGCTTTGCTGGCGTGGTTGGCGCCGATCGGGAGCCAAGCGGCTTCTTACCGGCCATTGCCGGAACAGACCAAGGCGGCGATCGGGGCAACGCATGTTGCGACGGTAACATACGCTGATCTGACGGAAACCAATTCGGCCACGGCGCAAGCTATAACGGTGGCGACAATTCCGGCCTATCATGCCGTTGAAGGAGTGATAGCGGTGTTGAAAACCGCCTTTTACGGGGACAGCACCAACATATCATCCACGGTGATAACAGTCGGAACGGCCACATCGGCCAGCATATATCTCGGGGACATGGAAGTGAATTCAAACGGAACCGAGGAATGGCTGAAATGGGGGACGGGCACCAATGAGGTCTACACCAATGAGACGGACTTGGTAATTACGTTCACGCCGACAGGTATAGACGGGATGTCGGAACTGACGGCTGGGGAAATATTGTTCTATCTCAAGGACATTGACCAACCGACATTCGCGCATTGATATGGGATATTGGAGAACGGGCGTATCGGGCGAAAGGCCCGATACGCCTTGCTCCGAATTTTGGAAGGATACCGGATGCACGGCAACCAACCCATAGATGAAGTGCGGGGCGATGGCGGCGCCTCGCTGGTTACGGAGCCGACGCTGGACGAGCTGAAAAGCGAAGTGGCGCAGATTGTTGCGGAGTGCAAAGACACAATCTGGCCGATGCGGGTGGATATGGAATCCACCCGTTTTTGCAGGTGGGACCATCAATCAGCGGACGGGTTAAAGCACAAAGAAGCCAATTCTGACGAAGAGCCGGAACCGTTTGAGGGAGCTTCGGACATGCGGGTGCGTTCGGCGGACATGCTGATAAACGAGGATGTGATGCTCCTGGTGTTATCAGCCATGCGGGCGCAGATCAATTTCAAGGGGACGGAAAGCAAGGACGCTAAACGGGCCGGGAATATGGCAATTTTGATGCGCTGGCTGATCCGGAATCATTTTGGGGTGAAATGGGTCCGGGAACTGCTGAAGCTGGCGAACTATTTTACGGGGGACAGTCCGGGGGTGGCATTGCTGGGGATCGTTTGGCGGCATGAGATTTCGCTTAAAATGGAAACGCTGACGGCGGAAGAGCTGATGAAGCTCTATCTGGACCAGGTGATGAAGGTATTGGCGGAAAATGCAGAAGGCAGCCTGCCCGAGCTCGGCCAGGGAATGCAGAATGAAGAATCAGGGACAAGGGAACCCACCCCGGCCGGCGGCGAAATCTCAAATTTAACATTTCAAATTTCAAACGAAGAACTGCAAGCGCAGGCGGCGCAGGCGGCGGAAGATTTCAAGACCGCGTTGGCAAGTGAAGAGAGCGACGATTTTCTTGCGGCAAAGCTGGCGGAATTTTTTCCCGGGATCCGGCCGGCGCGGGCGAAGAAAGTAATCAGCGAACTCCGCAAGACGGGCAGGGCCGAGTTTCCGGTGCCGTATATCAAGCAGAACGGTCCGGACATAGAAGCGCTGCGGTTGAATGAGGATTGGTTTATCCCGCTCAACACGACTGAATTCCAGACGGCCCGGGTTTGGTTCAAGGCACAATGGTTGACCAAGACGCAGATTATAGAGCGGAAAATCAGCGAGGGCTGGAGTGATGAATTTATTGAGAAGGTGATTGGGAAACGGCAAAAAGACGGTTCACGCGCTGGCGGGCATGAAGGGGAGGCGGCATTCCCGGATTATGTGCGCGACGAAAACGGGAACATCGTTACGCGAGCGACGAGTTATTACAAGGGACTTTATCAAATCCTTACGGCGTTCTACCAGGCGACGAATGAAGACGGCGTGCCCGGCAAATACTTTGTGGTATTTCATAATGACGTTGACGTGGCGGCCACGGAGCGCCGGTTAATTGATTATGCACATGGAGGTTATCCGGGGCACGAATTCCGGCGTGAAGTTTTGACTAGCCGGCTATGTGATTCGCGCGGGGTGGCGGAGCTGGCGGGGACGTATCAGGGGCTTGAAAAGATTTATTGCGACAGTTTTGGAGATCATGCGCAGCTTGCCGGAGTGCCGCCGATCATCACCCGCAACCGGCAAAGGATGGGGGCGCTGCATATCAAGCCGTTAATGGAACTCCCGGCGAAGCGCGACGGGGATTTTGCCTGGATGACCCCGCCGCAATATCCCCGGACGGTCGTGGACATGGTGAAGGAACTCCGCCGGCAAAGGGATGAATATTTTGGGCGGACGAATCCGGAGGTCGCGCCGGACATTGTGCAGTTACAGCGCGAATTCAAAGTTTTATGGTGGCTGATGAACTTGCGCGAAGGATTGGTCCAGGTCTTTCAGCTGTGCCAACAGTATATGCCGGACAGCATGATACAGCGGATTACAAACCGGAAGGGCGAGCCATTGTTCAAGAGCCGCGAGGAAATTCAAGGACAGTTTGACCTTGAACTGCAATTTGATCCGCGCGATCTGGATCCGGAGTATCTGGAGCGCGTCGGGAAGATTGTGAAGGACCTGCTTATGCCGATGGACCGTGACAAGACCATTCAAACGGCGGCGATCGTCAGCGCGTTCATGTGGCGCATTTCCCCGGACCTGGCAGAAGCGGCCCTGGTGGACGTTGACCAGGCGAACCAGGCTGAGACGGCGGCGGAGATCAGGGCTTATCAGGAAATCCGGGCGGGATCCGAACCGGACCTGCCGGATGATGGGAGCATCAATTATGCGTTGAGATTACAACTTTACGAACAGATGGAAGCCATGAACCCGGATATTTATAAGGACATGGCGCCGGACAAGCTGGCGATAATGCAGAGCCGTTTGCGGCGGTTGCAGGCGCTTGCGCAACAGTTTGGGGAAAACGTGGAGATCGGGCGTGAAGGCGGGCGGCGGGCCCTGCCAGTAGGCGCCCCTGCTTCGCCGTAAAAGGCTACGCAGGGCGATCCGAAGCGGATCGGAAGGCGGCATTTCAAATTAAAAATCTCAAATTGAGAGGAAAAACATGAGTGGATACACAAGAGAAGCGTTGGAACTTCATGGAGCATTTCAGCAAGCGATGGCCCGCCAGAGTTTGAAATTGGCGGCCGCGGAAGTATTTGACCGGCGTTTGGCCGCAAACCGCAGGGAATTGAGGCGGTTTGGCAAGAGCGGCCGAATGAACAGGCAAATATCGGTTGTGGCCGTTATGAACGCGGTGAACACGGAAGGCCGGGAGGTTCTCAAGCCGGAAGCGGAAGGATACTGGAAGGACCAGGACCGGAGATATTTCGGGATCACGGAAGGAACATCATGCGTAACGGCGATGAAAAACAGACTTGGGAAAGTAACTTACCGGAAAGTGTATGGCCGGGAAGGAACGCGGGAATTTGGCAGTTTGCCGAACAACCGTCCGGCGAGTGTTGAAAACAAAAACATTGCGATCATGGTGATATGAAAACCTGCACGATCAAAAGTGTCTATGAGGCGATTGTCCGGAAGAGGGGGTTAGATCCGGCTACGGCGAATTTATCGGCCATGGATAGGGCGATCATCGCGGAATATATCAATGATCGGCTACCCGAAGGTTATGAGCGCACATGGTGGTCTGATCTCATGCTGGCCGAACAGCGCGAATACCGGAATACCTATGATACCGAAGGAAACTATGTTACCGGGGATGAAGTCTATCACGAAGCGGCGGATGGCGGGGAACATTATTACATCAGCTTGCAGGATGCGAATGTCGGCCATGATCCGGATACTTCACCGCTTTATTGGGCGGCCGTTGGCGACGGTTTTTTGAGGACGTTAAGTTTTCAGCAACAGGGGAAGACGGAAATCGGGTCGGTGGATTTACAGAATTGCGTGTTTGACAAGGATCCGCGGATATACCGCTTCGCCGGGCGCATAGAGGACGTGATTTACTACGAGGACGGGATACTGGTGAGCGCAAATATTGCGCCGGCGCGGCCGTGGATTTGGTTCAGGCCGCCGCCGCCGCAATATTCATTGACGGATTGGTCCGCGGCGACAACTTACGCAATCGGCGATTTATGCTACTACGCGACGAGCGGGGAGAGTTACAGGGCGCTCCAGCCTTCAACGAATCAAAATCCGTATCAGCAGACGGCATATTGGGCGCCGGTGGCATTTCCGGCGTTTTTGAAGACTTTTCTTGTGTGGGCGGCGCATTCGGACTATCTGCTTGATCCAGTGGAGCGCGGCAAGGCAGAGGCGCGGGCCCAGGCCGAGCTTGCGGGTTTGGAAGATGCTGAGGATCAAAAAGGGGTGCAGAGAAAAGTTGTATTTGGAAGGTGAGGAAGAGAGGCACAAAGACACAGAGGCACAAAGGAAGAAGAAGAAGGCAGAGAGGAAGATAGGCACAAAAGCACATAGGCACAGAGGAAGAAGAAGATAGGCACAGAGGCACATAGGCACAGAGGAAGAAGGAAGAAATTTCATATTTCAAAACCAAGAAAACCAAGAAAACCAAGAAAGGATAAAACGAAGATGAATACACGAGTTGTTAATTTGGCATGTCAGTTGAGACCGGCCGGGGTAGTCGCGGAAGAGTTGGCGGTGGCGGGGACAGTGGTATCGCCGGCGGCGCTTGACGGGAAGGTGAGCCATTGTCTTGTGAGCGTGAAAACCAAAGCGGTGCATGCGACGTTTGACGGCACGGATCCGGCCAGCGCGGGCGCGGGGATATATTTGCCGGTAACTTCGGCGCCGATGGTCTGGAGCCGCTGGATGGTGGGGGCAGCGAAATTCATTGAAGCGGCGAGCGGCCAGGCGGGCGTGGTGCGGATTGAACCGATGTCTGAGTGAGTAAAGAATTACAAACTTGAAATTTCAAATTTCAGAAACGGGGAAAGAATGAAATTACCTATTATTTTAATTGCCGCCATCTGTCTTTTGAAAGCCGCCTATGGGGAAGCATATTATCCTGAAGTGCGAACGAGGGGGGCGGTATCTGATGGCCAGATTGCGATATTTGACGGAGTATCGGGGCGCTGGATTAAATCGTCGGGCGCAACGAGTGAATCATCATATATTGAAAGCATATCCGGAGCTATCGCTGGGGTCAGCAATTTAGTGGTTGAGGAAACGGCCCGGGCAACGAACGCCGAAGCGGCGGTGAGTAATGCGGCCATGGCGGCGGTGGCGACGGAGGCCTCTAGGGCGACAAATGCAGAGGCGGCGGTGAGCAATGCGGCGATGGTGGCCGTGGCGGCGGAAATGTCCCGGGCGACAAATGCAGAGGCAGGGATAAGCAATGCGGCATCCGCGGCGGTTGCCGCGGAAACATCCCGCGCTACGAATGCGGAGGCGGCGGTGAGTAATGCGGCGATGGCGGCCGTGGCGGCAGAGGCCTCCCGGGCGACAAATGCAGAGGCGGCGGTGAGTAATGCGGCCGCAGAAGCTCAAAGCAATTTGGACGCGCATACGAATCTTGCGGCCATGGCGGCGCATTCCGGGCTGGGGAGCGCGGCGACGAATCCTGCCAGCGCGTTTTATCCGAGGGATAGCAACCCATCAAATTATTTGACCACGGCCGGCAATCGCTTTAATGAGATATACATTGCCAACCCGGCAAATCTCAACTCAAATATCTGCGGCCTCGTGCAAGGCACATACACCGGCAGTTTAACCACGGTTTCTTATACAGGTGTTACGGCGATTGTTGAAGCCCGGACCTATGCCTGGGGATTTACTAAGGAAAATAGTTATGGCACATCAACGCTTTCCGTAGCGGGGTGTTCTCTTATTGCGACGAATGCCGGAACGATCAGTAATTATTTTACCGCGAAAATTGCAGATACAAATCTGATCTTAAAACTTGACGGAATTGGATCAAGCAAATCGGATGTTTCCGCGCTCTATGTTCGCCAGATAACGAACGGCGATCTTAATGTTGCTGGCACGATCCGGGTTGGCGCCGGCGTTACCGTGGATGGCAAGTCCGTCCTGTTTGATAGTGCGCCGCAGGATGGGACAAACTATGGACGCAAGAATGGCGCCTGGTCCCCGATCGCTGGCACGGCAGATGTGGTGCAGACGAACCTTGATACGCATACGAATCTGCCGGCCATGGACGCGCATTCGGGTCTGGGAAGCGCGGCGACGAATGCGACGGAGGATTTTGAGGTGGCGGGGGCGTCGGCTGGCGTCCAGACGAACCTTGATACGCATACGAATCTGCCGGCCATGTCAGCGCATTCCGGGCTGGGGAGTGCGGCGACGAACGCGACGGAGGATTTTGAGGTGGCTGGGGCATCGGACGGGGTCCAGACGAATTTGGACGCGCATACGAACCTTGCGGCTATGTCAGCGCATTCCGGGCTGGGGAGCGCGGCGACGAATGCGACGGAGGATTTTGAGGTGGCGGGGGCGGCGGCCGGGGTCCAGACGAATCTTGACGCGCATACGAATCTGCCGGCCATGGACGCGCATTCCGGGCTGGGGAGTTCAGCGACGAACGCGACGGAGGATTTTGAGGTGGCGGGGGCGTCGGCTGGCGTCCAGACGAACCTTGATACGCATACGAATC